GTGCTGGGTTATCTTCACTTAGTCCATCAGCTTCTATAGATAATAAAGCAAACGATTGGATGGTTGAATCTGCAAAATACGTTTTAGGTAAAGTTAAACCTAAAGTTTTTTGGGGAGAAAACGCTCCTCGTCTTGCTTCAAAAATGGGTGGTCCTATCGTAAAAAAATTAAGAGATGTAGCAAAAGAAAATGGTTATACTCTTCTCTTATATAAAACAAAATCAAAACTTCACGGCCTAAGCCAAACTAGGGACAGATCTTTTTACTTTTTCTGGAAAGGAAAAAGAATTCCATATATGCCTTTTTATCATCGTCCACACGAAAGAATTGAAGATACTATTATAAATTCATTTGTGTCTGATGATGATCCTATGAATAAGTTGACAAACACTGGTAAACCAACAGAAAATCCTTTTTACAAATATGTTTTAGAAGAAATTGAAGGCGGTATTACTCATAGACAATTTTTTGATAAGATTGAAAAAACTATTAATCCTATGGATTATATAGAAAAACATGGTATAGAATATGATAAAGTTGCGGTTTGGATGGAAGACAATGGTTATCCTAAAAAAGCAGAAAGATGCTTGCAGGTTCATAAAAAGCTAAAAGCTGGAGGAAACGTTATGCGCAAATTAACCGAAATACCTAAGGATTACATTGGTGCTTTCGTTGGTCATATGCCAACATGTCTTACACACCCACATAAAGATAGATATCTTACTATTCGTGAGTGTTTAGCGATTATGAAAATGCCAAAAGAGTTTCAACTTCAAGGAGGAAAAAGAAATCTTAATATGATTTGTCAAAATGTTCCTGTTACTACAGCTACAGACATGGCGTTAGGTATTAAAGATTGGCTCAATGGAAAATTAAATAGTCGTGAAGCAGATTTTGCTATCGCTGATAATAAAAAACAAACAATAGAATTTGAGGAAAATGTTCAAACCATTGAATCTTTCATTTAGTGGTGTACAAACAGACAAAACAGTAGTATAATATCTACAAGCTAAAAACAGATATGTCATTATTAGAAAAACTTAAAAAATCATCCCGCTCCGCGGGTGCAGCTGTCCTTTCAGAATCAAAACTTTTTTCTGAAAAAGAATTGACACCAACACCGGTGCCAATGATCAACGTCGCGCTGTCTGGCTCAATCGATGGCGGACTTGCCTCAGGCCTTACAGTATTGGCCGGCCCATCAAAACATTTTAAAACATCATTTGCGCTTTTAATGGCTGCTGCTTATTTGAAAAAACATGATGATGCGGTTCTTATGTTTTATGATTCAGAATTTGGATCACCACAATCTTACTTTGAATCTTTCGGAATTGATACTTCGCGTGTACTTCACACACCTGTTACTAACATTGAAGAACTGAAGTTTGATATTGTACACCAATTAAATGAGATTGATCGCAAAGATAAAGTCATTGTTGTAATTGACTCTGTTGGAAATATTGCTTCTAAGAAAGAAGTTGAAGATGCTGAAAATATGAAATCAGTTGCTGATATGACACGGGCAAAAGCTCTTAAAGGTCTTTTTAGAATGATTACACCAACACTAACTCTTAAAGATATTCCTCTTCTTGCTATTAATCACACATACATGGAACAAGGTATGTTCCCAAAAGCTATTGTTTCAGGTGGAACTGGTGTAATGTATTCTGCTGACAATGTTTGGATTATCGGCCGCCGACAAGAAAAAGACGGCACCGAAATCAAAGGTTACCACTTTGTTGTAAACGTCGAAAAGTCTCGTTTTGTTAAAGAAAAATCTAAAATTCCTATTTCAGTTTCTTGGGAAGGTGGCATTCAGAAATGGTCTGGTTTACTCGATGTAGCTCTAAAAACCGGTCACGTCGTTAAGCCTAAAAACGGTTGGTATCAAGCGAAAAATCCAGCTAATGGCGAAGAGCTCTGCGGAAATGTTCGTGCTAAGCAAACTTTAGAAAAGGCTTTCTGGGAACCAGTTTTTGAAAATACTGACTTTGCACAAGATATTGAAAAGATGTTTAAAATTGGAACAGTAGAAATGGTAATAGAGGAGGTTGAAGATGCCAGCGAATAAAGTAAACGTCGACAGATATATTCAATTTGTTGAAAAAGGTGATAGTGAATTGTATGCATTAAAGGTTGTACAAGGTCCTTATACTGGTGTAATATATACCTATGGTAAAGTTGAAATCAAAGGTACAGTTGATGAACCAGTTGTAAAATTTGACTTTGCAATTAATGAAGTTCCTAAAGGAAAAAAGAAAACTAAATTAGAAAAATCTAAGGCGTTTAAAAATTTTATGGGTGATATCCTTATCACTTTAATCGAAGAAAAAGTTAATGACGAATCTACAGAAGCTGATACTCAAGAATCTGACGAACGATGAAGAATTTTGTCGTCAGACACTACCACACCTCAAGCCTGAATACTTTGAAAACGAGTATCGGCCTGTGTATGAACTAATACTCCAATTTTTAGGTAATTACAACAAATTACCAACATCATCTGCACTGGATGTTGAGTTTCAAAAGTCTGATTTTATAAATAAGTCAAACAAGAATGAGATTCATAATTTAATTCTTGATTTATGTAATCATGAGAAGATTGACAGAGAATGGCTACTGAACTCTACCGAGGAATGGTGCAAGAATAGAGCAGTCTATCTTGCTATCATCAAATCTATAAGCATCATCGATGGAAAGGAAACACAACTAACAGATGGTGCAATCCCCGGAATATTATCCAAGGCACTCCAAGTGTCTTTTGATACAAATGTCGGCCACGACTATTTTGAAAATTCAACCCAACGATACGATTTCTATCATGCTCAAGAAGATAAAATACCGTTTGACATATCGCTCCTTAACACCATTACAAAAGGTGGTGTTTCGAATAAAACTCTTAACATCATATTGGCAGGTACGGGTGTGGGAAAAAGTTTGGCGATGTGTCACTTCGCTAGTGCCAATCTCGCCGCTGGACTCAACGTATTATACGTTACTCTCGAAATGGCAGAAGAAAGGATTGCTGAGCGAATCGATGCTAATTTACTTGATGTCCCGATTGATCAACTTGAGACGTTGCCTCAACAACTTTTTGATACCAAAGTTGACAAACTCAAGGAGAAGTCTAGAGGCAAACTTATCGTAAAAGAATATCCTACAGCTACAGCGCATGTCGGCCATTTTAGAGCTTTGTTTGATGAGCTAAGGCTTAAGAAAAACTTTAAGCCTGATATAGTTTATGTCGATTATCTTAACATTATGGGATCATCGCGCATTAAAGGGTTGGGTGGCTCTGTTAATACGTACTCGCTTATTAAAGCAATTGCTGAAGAACTCAGAGGTTTAGCTGTTGAGCACGATGTTCCAATCTGGTCAGCTACTCAAGTTACTCGTTCAGGTTTTGGTAATACTGATGTTGAGTTGACAGATACTTCTGAATCCTTTGGTCTTCCTGCAACCGCTGATTTAATGCTTGCCCTTATTTCCACCGAACAGCTGGAAGGTATGAATCAACTTATGGTAAAGCAACTTAAAAATCGATATAACGACCCAACACAGAACAAAAGATTTGTTGTTGGTATTGATCGATCTAAAATGAGACTATACGATGTTGAAGATTCAGCTCAAACTTTATCTAGTGATGAAATTACAACATCTGCAGCACCTTGCGGAAATAGCGACTTTTCAGCCTTTAAAATATAGATATTGTTCATTTGAACACCAAAATAGGTGTATTTTCTAGAAAAAAAATATGTACAATGGCTAGTTTTTATGGTAGAATCTATCTAGATAGTAATGGTTAAAGTATCTGGATCCGGAAAAAATAAAAGGGCCGAAGTAAAATCTCTAATCGAGTTTTGTGTAGACAAGCTTATGCCGAGACTTAAAGACAAATTAGCAATTGATGTAACACTAATTGCTAATCTTACAGAAAAGGAAGGCCTTGCTGGAGATTGTATATGGAATGATGATTCGTGTAATCGTCCTAGAGAGTTTATAATACGTGTTGATTCTACACAAGATCGTGATGATATGATGGAAACTGTTGCTCACGAAATGGTTCACGTAAAACAGTATGCCAGAGGAGAGCTTAAAGATTTTTCTGCTACAGACGCAGTTTGCAAATGGCAGGGGAAAGATATCAATCTTTCAAAGTTAAACTATTATGATCATCCATGGGAGATTGAAGCCCACGGCCGTGAAAAAGGATTGTACATCCAATGGGTTTCTTCAGAGATTTAACATTAATCATATCGTCAAGTGTATAAATATTATAAATAGAAATACTACTTAATTTATGGGGAATCATGTTAACATTTAAAGATTACGAAATTTTATCGGATACTATGACAGAAGCAACAGTGAGTGCTTCTAAATACGGAGAAGGATCATTCTTCATTTTAAAGACTCAAAAGATTGATGCTTTTAATAAAAAACTCGCTGGAAAAATTAACTTGCCACCTTCGCCGGTTTTTAGTAAATTAGATCCCAGCAAAGTTCCTTCTGATGCTATTATATTTGGTAATCCTAAGGACGAATTAAGAGCTGCATTTAATATTTTAGACGGTCCAGATGGAAAATCATATGGTGCAGTTGCATGGTATGAAAAAGCAGTTGAT